TTACATTCTAAATAGTGGAATACCGTTTTCACCTAAGACCTCCACCATATTTATTCTCTTTATAGCCCAATGCATACGATTGAGTTCGTTAAAATTCGTATTACCTTGAAGACCCAATTCATATATGAGTTCATTCAGTTTTTGCTGTGGAATCGCATTAAGTAGCTGATAATACACCTTGATTCCATTATCCTGTACCTTCACATCGGTAATAATCCCATAATGTGCGTAGTGATTATCATCGGTTTTGCCATAACTATGGTTTTCTGTAGCTATGATTGTAGGAAACATTTTTATTTCAGCTATAGCCTCCGGTGTTAATGCCGAATACTTATCTTTCAAATCATCTGATGTACTTTCTGTAATAGCTCTGTCTTTATCAACCATTACATGACCTGTCCCATCGAGTTCATCACCTGCAACAACAATCAAATTGTAATAATCCAAATTCAATGTCACCTGCATCGGCGTGTTCTGATACATTCCATTTGGCAAAGAGTTAACCAATATCATGGTTTTGTATTCGTTCTTGACGTTATCTGCATGAGCAATAAGTGTATTGCCATCTCCCGGAAGATTGATTTCTGTGGGAGTGTCATTTTGCTGTAACACAGTAGGTCCAACAGACTGAAGTTTATTCTCCATTCTTCTTTCCTCCGTAGAAATTATTCACTGTGTCGACATGGTTATAAAAGCTATTATTGTTACCAGTGACATTAAAGTTGAAAGTCATCTGTGGTGCAGTCTTCTTTGATGGCTCATCACCATCTTTTTGTTCCGACTCAACAGGTTCAATAACTACAGTCTCGTCATCTACTTCCTCTGGTTCTATGCTCTCTGCAACAGACGCATAAGATAATAGTATCTGATGATTTATTCCTTCACCCATATTACCTTCATACACCCTCGGTGCACCGCCTTTAGGAGGACACCAAGTATCATATGTATCTCTTCCGATTGTAGCTGCCTCCTTACGCATCACAGTGAAATGAAACACACCAAGAAGAAATGCCTGAAAGCAAAAATCTGTTTTCCTTATTATCTGTTCCTTACTAAGTGTATCTCCGTTCTCACAAACATAAAAAGGCTGTTCAGGAAGAATGGTTTCATCTTTATCAATTAATTCGACGAGCGCTTTAACAAGTGTCTCGTCTTTTTTCGTAGTGTCTTTCATATGAAGATACTCTTCACAGAAAGCAATCATAGCATTTAAAGCTTCACTGTAATTATCACTAATTCTCTGATTGAACGCCTTTAATGCTGTTCTATCACTGAAAGGGAAATATGTACCACCTTTGTTTTTGCAACTTTTGTAATCAAATGTATTTCCCTTAATTGTTTTCATCATAGATTCTAACGGTTCCTGAAAATCCGGAACAATTACCTTTGATAATCCTATCAACGATTCTGGCTCGGATAAACCATCAGTATCTCCCATATAGTGTTCTCGCACACCGTATCTTGGTTTTCTGGCCTCCAACAGCAGTGTAAAAAAAGTACCGCCGCAGAGCCTTATTTTCTCATTATTTGTCATTGATTGTCCCTCGTTTATTAAATACCAACTCTACTAACTGTACCAACTATGGCAGGCCAACTTAGCTAACTATTGGATGTCTCTATGAGCTACTCATAGGGACTTTTTTAGTTTTGTTTGTTAGAAAAATCGATTTTATAAATCAGATTAACTCCTAACAAACCCCACTAAACCATTATAACACAAAGCTGCACTTTTTTCAATCTCAGCGCTACAAACAGACCAAGTAGATGATGAAACTTCAGTGATAGCCATGTGAAAGCCCTGTGAAAGCTCAAAAAGCCAATCACAGGAGGAAAAAATCATGGCAAACAACGAAAACCAGAGTAAAAAACGTTACTATCCACTTCGCGATACTGAGAATCCTTATAAAGTCTCACTCGTGGAAATCACCGAAGCTCAGTACAGAGCTCTGTATCCTGAAATCTGGGCAACCCAGAAACGCGAACAGTACCATCATCGCTGTATGTGTACAAAGAAATATCTTTGGAAATGCGATGGCAACTGCGATTTATGCGAATACCATTCTGCTGGAGACACGCTTTCATTAGATGTACCTACGGAAGACGGTAATGCGAATATGTATGACACGATTCCTGATACCGCTCCTACTATGGAAGATGTTATTTCAGATGCAATTCTTCTTGAGCAGCTTATTGCTAAGTTCCGTGAGCTCGACCCTGATGCGGACCTCATTATTGAGATGCTTGGCAATGAACTTTCAGACCGCAAGATTGCAGAGCAGCTCGGTCGCAAGCAAAGAACTTTCGCAGACCAGATGAAGAAATACAGAACCGAGTTTCGTAAAATGCGTGGCTACTAATCTTACATAAGATAAGTAGTAATCCAATCCCTCTGGCATCCATCAAACAGATGTCGGAGGAATTTTTATTTTTTCAAAATTTCTCCGCTCAAATCTCACACCCATCTCCAGTGGAAAGTGTAAGGCAGGTCACAACAAGCCTTAACAACCACGGAAACGGAGGTGAAGCAAGTGAAACAGTCCTACTTCGATTCAGGCGGTAACGACCGTGAATTGATTGCAGTACTTACAGCAATCTCACAGGTATCCGCGAGAATGGCGAGAAACATGACAATCCTCGCAAACACAAGACAATCAGAGAAAGGAGAAAGTCGCTATGAGCAAAATGAGCGATATGGCAATGACCATCGAAGAGCTGCGAAGTGCAGCCGCTGCTATTAATGAAGCAGCAAACTGGTTAGCAGAACAGTTCAGCGGTACAGCTGAAGAAGCCCCCACAAAGGAAACTGCTGCCACGAGAGAAAAGAAACCAGAACTCAAACTTGAGGATGTACGTGCTGTTTTAGCAGAAAAGTCCCGTGCAGGACATACAGCTGCTATCCGTACCATTCTTCAGAAATACGGAGCTTCCAAGTTATCCGGTGTTGACCCTAAGCACTATGAAGCCCTGCTTCAGGATGTGGAGGTGCTTGACAATGCCACCTAAAGGACACGCGGTCTTATCCGCATCAGCATCACATCGCTGGTTAAACTGTCCACCTTCTGCAAGACTCTGCGAAAGCTACGATGACAAAGGCAGCGATTATGCTGCCGAAGGAACCGAAGCTCATGAGCTTTGTGAATTCAAATTAAAGAAGGCTCTCGGTATGGAAGCCAGCGACCCTACTGAAAACTTAACATGGTACAACGAGGAAATGGATGACTGTGCAAATGGTTACGCCGCTTACATCCTCGAACTGGTAGAAGCAGCTAAGGAAACATGCTCTGACCCGAAGGTACTGATTGAACAGCGCGTTGATTTCTCACGCTGGGTTGAACAGGGATTCGGAACTGCCGACTGCATCATCATCGCAGATGGAACCTTAAGAATATGCGATTACAAGCATGGTCTCGGTGTTCTGGTATCCGCTGATGATAATCCGCAGATGAAATGTTATGCGCTCGGTGCCTTAGAGCTCTTCGATGATATTTACGACATCGATACCGTCAGCATGACAATCTACCAGCCAAGGCGTCAGAACATCTCTAATTTCGAGATTTCAAAGGACGAACTGTATGCTTGGGCCGATGAAGTATTAAAGCCTACAGCTGACCTTGCATTCGCCGGTGACGGGAACTTCCTTTGCGGTGAATGGTGTGGTTTCTGTAAAGCAAAACATGAATGCCGTGCCAGAGCGGAAGCAAATCTCATGCTTGCACAGTATGACTTCAAACTTCCACCGCTGCTTGAGGATTCTGAAATTGAATACATCCTCTCCCGTGCTGATGAACTGGTAGCTTGGGTATCAGATATTAAAGAATATGCTCTGCAGCAGGCAATCAGCGGTAAGGAATGGAATGGCTGGAAGTTAGTCGAAGGACGCGCCAACCGTAAATATTCCAACGAAGATGCTGTCATTCAGGCTGTTACCGATGCAGGCTTTGACCCTTATGAGAAGAAGCTTCTCGGTATCACTGCAATGCAGAAGTTACTGGGTAAATCCAGATTTGATGAGCTACTAACAGCTTACATCGAAAAGCCGCAAGGCAAACCTACTCTTGTGCCGGAAAGTGATAAACGACCGGCAATGAACAATGCAAAAAATGATTTTATGGAGGAAAATTAAATGAACAAGAATGTAAAAGTATCAAATCCTATGAAGGTAATTACTGGCCCTGATACACGTTGGTCTTACGCTAATGTATGGGAGCCAAAGTCAATTAACGGAGGTACACCTAAGTACAGCGTATCTCTTATCATTCCTAAGTCTGACACTAAGACCATCGCCAAGATTGAAGCAGCAATCGAGGCTGCCTACAAAGAAGGCGAAGCTAAGCTCAAAGGCAATGGCAAGTCTGTCCCTGCTCTTTCTGTCATCAAGACACCTCTTCGTGACGGCGATATGGAAAGACCCGATGACCCTGCTTATGCCGGCAGCTACTTTGTAAATGCCAATGCTACATCTGCACCGGGTATTGTGGACGCAGACCGCAATCCTATCCTTACTCGCTCTGAGGTTTACTCCGGTGTGTACGGTCGTGCCAGCATCAACTTCTATGCTTTCAATAGCTCTGGCAATAAGGGAATCGCCTGCGGCCTTAACAATCTGCAGAAGATTCGTGATGGTGAGCCTCTTGGCGGCAAGGCATCTGCTGAGTCTGATTTCGCATCTGATGAAGATGACGATTTCCTTGATTAATGGAGGTGGCGACTATGGAAATGTTACAGGCTATTCTCGTTGTCATCCTTCTTGCTATCTGGTTTGTATTCAGTATCGTGTTCCTTATCACTGCGGTTCAGAATCTCATCAATGACCGCAAGCGTGAACAGCGCGAAATTGAAAAGGACAAGCGTGACCTTGAATACCATGAAGCTCGTATGAAGGAACTCAGCAAGTAAACCAATCTCATATTATTAACCGTGGAGGTGGTGGGAGCAATCCTGCCACCTTTGTGGTTTAGAAAGGACAAGCTAATGAAAACACTTAGTATTGATATTGAAACTTTCAGCGATGTACAGCTTCCGAAAACAGGCGTATATCGATACTGTGAGTCTCCTGATTTTGAAATATTGCTATTTGCCTACAGTGTAGATGCTGGCCCTGTTCAGGTTGTCGACCTTGCCTGTGGTGAAAAGATACCCGAAGCTATCATTGCTGCGCTTGAAGATGATACTGTCATTAAGTGGGCATTCAATGCTTCTTTTGAACGTATCTGTCTCTCACGCTTCTTAGGTTATCCAACCGGCGAATACTTAAATCCTGAAAGCTGGCGCTGTTCTATGATATGGGCGGCCACAATGGGACTACCATTATCCTTGGAAGGTGTCGGCACAGTTCTTGGACTTGAAAAACAGAAACTTACTGAAGGAAAAGACCTCATCAAATACTTCTGTCAGCCTTGCGCTGCTACTAAATCCAACGGCGGCAGAACCAGAAACAGACCTTTTCATGCTCCTGATAAAGGGGAAGCCTTCAAGCGATATAACATCCGTGATGTTGAAACAGAAATGGGTATCCAGCAGAAGCTTCACAAATTCCCAGTTCCAGATAGTGTCTGGGAAGAATACCACATCGACCAAGAAATCAACGACCGTGGTGTAAGACTGGATATGGAACTTGTGCATCAGGCTATTGAAATGGACTCTCGCTCTCGTGAAGAGCTGACTGCTGCCATGAAGGATATTACTGCACTTGAAAATCCGAACTCTGTCCAACAGATGAAACAATGGTTATCAGATAACGGTGTAAAAACCGACAGCCTTGATAAAAAGACTGTGGCAGAGCTTTTGAAAGACGCTCCGGAGAAGCTTGCTGACGTACTTACTCTCAGGCAGCAACTGGCAAAATCATCTGTGCGTAAATATCAGGCTATGGAAAAGACCGTCTGCGAGGATGGTCGTGCTCGCGGAATGTTTCAATTTTACGGGGCTAATCGAACCGGCAGATTTTCAGGACGTAATATCCAACTGCAGAACCTGCCTCAAAATCATCTTCCTGATTTAGCAGAGGCACGCAGTCTGGTACGTTCCGGTGATTTTGAAGGTGTAAAGCTTTTGTATGAAGATGTACCAGACACCTTATCACAGCTAATAAGAACAGCATTTATCCCTCGCAATGGCACTCAGTTTCTTGTTGCAGACTTTTCTGCAATTGAAGCTCGTGTTATTGCATGGTTCGCTGGTGAAGAATGGCGACAAAGGGTATTTGCCAAAGGCGGTGACATTTACTGTGCTTCTGCTTCACAGATGTTTAAGGTTCCTGTTGAAAAGCATGGTATTAATGGGCACCTGCGCCAGAAAGGAAAAATCGCAGAACTTGCTCTTGGATATGGCGGCTCCGTAGGTGCTTTGAAAGCTATGGGGGCTATCGAAATGGGACTTACAGAAGATGAGCTTCCTGCACTTGTAGATGCTTGGCGCCAGTCAAATCCACATATCGTTGAATTCTGGTGGGCTGTTGACCGCGCAGTTATGGAAGCAGTGAAATACAAGCATACAACAACCGAGTATGGACTCACCTTCTCTTGCAGAAGCGGCATGCTCTTTATCACTTTGCCTTCTGGCAGGAACCTTGCATATGTTAAGCCAAAGATAGGAACCAATAAGTTCGGTGGTTCCTGCATTACCTATGAAGGTGTCGGCAGCACTAAGAAATGGGAGCGCCTCGATTCCTACGGACCAAAGTTCGTCGAAAACATCGTGCAAGCAACAGCTCGTGACATTCTCTGCTATGCCATGAAGACCCTGCAGCACTGTTCTATCGTTATGCATATTCATGATGAACTTGTTATCGAGGCCGACCCTCGTATGTCATTGGATGCTGTATGTGAGCAAATGGGAAGAACTCCGCCTTGGGCTAAAGGTTTGCTTCTTCGTGCAGATGGTTATGCAACACCGTTTTACAAAAAAGATTAAATTCATCCGCTCAAACCGAGCGTTCATCTCCAGTGGAAATTAGAGGTGGACGCTCTTTTAGTCTACCCTGAAAGGAGGACTCTGGTATGAGCATCAATAAATACAACAGCGAGGGCTATCCTGACCCAACAGCACATGATGCATTGGAGATTATCGAGCAGGAGCAGCGTGCCCTTCGTGCTTTCAGGCCTATCGTGTATATCTGTTCACCCTATGCAGGTGATATTGAAGCGAATGTTACTGCTGCAAGAAGATACAGTCGCTTTGCAGTGGATGAAGGATATATACCCATTGCACCACACTTACTGTTTCCACAGTTTCTTAATGATGCAGAACCTGCAGAACGTGAACTCGGCTTATTCTTTGGTAACGCACTGATGAGCAAATGTTCTGAAGTATGGGTGTTTGGCAATCGTATCTCATCCGGAATGGAAGCGGAAATCAATCGTGCCAAGTGGAAAAACTACCGCTTGCGCTATTTCACAGAAGAATGTCAGGAGGCTTAATACTATGTATGAAATTAAACAAAACAGACGCAGATTACAAGATGGTACGGAGATTACCACTTACACCCGTGATGTTGTCAGCTGCAACATTCTCGAAGTTGAAGCAGGCACCACAGGTTTTATGGGAGGCGATACAGGACATGGCGGTCGCACCTATTTTCGCATCAAAGATGAAGGCTGCACCGATATGAATATTCGCGTTATACGTGACCGCTTCGGAGATACAGAAGGATTTGAAGTAATGCTTGGTGGTGACTGCGAGCTTGAAACAATGATTCGTGCACTCAAGTTTATTACTAAGGTGCTGGAGGATGAATCCGAGGAGGTGTACGACTAATGTTTACCATTTACTGTTCTGATGTTACCGGAAATCCCGGTAACTGCTCCTACCCTCATAAGCAGGTTATTCTCGACGAGGACAGCCTGAAAACTGCAATCAGCCATGATTATGTATGTGCTGAATATAAAAACAGCTACCGCAATAGTGACAACTTTATCGGTAGCGACTGTCTGCCAGTAGACTGCGATAATGACCATTCAGAAAATCCTGAAGACTGGATTACTCCTGAAGATGTTATGCAGGCTTTTCCCGGCGTAACCTTCGCAGTTCATTACAGTCGTTTTCACAACAAAGTGAAAAATGGTAAGCCTGCAAGACCGAAGTTTCATATTCTTTTTCCAATCGAGTATGTAACCGATGCTACGCTTTACGCTGATATGAAAAAGCTGGTCAATTCCATCTTTCCTTACTTTGATACGCAGGCTCTGGATGCCGCTCGTTTCTTCTTTGGGACTGCTGCCGCTGAGGTTGCTCTATATCCGGGACGCATGAACTTAACAGAATATCTCGATGAGGACATTTTCGATGAAGATATGTCAACGGGGCAATATTATAGTTCCTCTATCCCTGAAGGCAGTCGTAATGCTACCATGTCAAGATTTGCCGGAAAGGTCATCAAAAAATATGGTGACAGTGATAAAGCATATCAAGCATTTCTGGATGAAGCTACAAAGTGTAATCCACCACTGGAAGCATCCGAACTTGCTACTATCTGGCACAGTGCTCAGCGTTTCTACGCCCGTGTTTCACAGCAGGATGGATATGTTGCTCCTGAAGTATATAATGACCCTTCCTGTTATAAACCAGAGGATTATTCCGATGTCGGACAAGCTGAGGTGTTAGCAAAATATTTTTCTAAGGAATTGCGTTACTCTCCGGCTACTCACTTTATCCGCTATTCCGACCACTACTGGCAGGAAAGTGAACCCGGCGCTCAGGCTGTGGCACATGAGCTTACAAGACGTCAGCTTAAGGAAGCTAACAATGACCTGATGGAAGCACTCGACAAAATGAAAAACTGCGGTGCTCAGAATATTCTCGACAGTACATCAAAGGCAAAGGCAGAACAGCTTATGAACGAGGAACAGCTGAAAGTATATCAGGAATTCTTAGCTGCAAAAGCATATCAGACATTTGCAATCAAGCGTCGCGATTCCAAAAACGTGACATCCACATTAAAAGAATCACACCCAATGCTTGAGATTTCTCCGAGGGACTTGGATGCAGACTGCTTTGCGCTTTGTACTCCTGAAGCAACCTATGACCTTCGTAAAGGTATGGCAGGTGCTCGCGAACACTCCCCTGAAGACTTTATTACGAAAATCACCAGTGTATCACCGGGTCAGAAAGGTATGCAGATTTGGCTTGATAGTTTGAATCTTATCTTCCAGCACAATCAAGAGCTTATCGATTATGTTCAGATGATTTGTGGTCTTGCTGCAATTGGCAAAGTTTATGTAGAAGCACTCATCATTGCTTATGGTGATGGTCGTAATGGTAAGTCCACCTTCTGGAATGCTATTTCTCGTGTACTCGGTCTTTACTCCGGTAATATTTCTGCTGATACCTTAACCGTCGGTTGCCGCAGAAACATCAAACCTGAAATGGCAGAAGTCAAAGGAAAGCGTCTGCTTATTGCCGCCGAGATGCAGGAAGGCGCAAGACTGAATGACTCTACCGTAAAACAACTCTGCTCCACTGATGATGTTTTTGCTGAAAAGAAGTATAAAGACCCCTTCTCATTCAAACCTTGCCACACGCTTGTGCTTTACACGAATCACTTGCCTTGCGTATCTGCATCTGACGATGGTATCTGGAGACGTTTGATTGTAATTCCTTTTAACGCCAAGATTACCGGCAGCAGCGACATCAAGAATTACAGTGAGTATCTCTACGATAATGCAGGCAGTGCCATTCTTGCGTGGGTCATCGAAGGAAGCAAGAAAGTCATTGAGCTGGATTATCAGATTCCAGTTCCGGCCTGCGTGCAGGAAGCCATCAACGAATACCGCAGCCAGAACGACTGGTTCGCTCACTTCATTGAGGACAAGTGCGTTGTGGGTGACGATTATAAGGAAAGTTCCTCTTCTCTTTATCAGGCATATCGCAACTACTGCATCGATACCAACGAATACGTGCGCAGTACCGCTGACTTCTATTTTGCATTGGAAAATGCTGGCTATGAGCGTATCACTCAGAACAGAAAGCGCTATTTCAAGGGTCTGCGTATCCGTACCGAAGACGATTTTGAAGAAGAATTCTTGGACTAATTAGAAATAATGACAAGGTGTATCAAGGTATATTTATAAACTTTTCTATAGGCTAAAAAAAATTGAATATAAAAAAGTTAGGTAAATACCATTGATACACCTTGCACATCATGAAAATTAAACTCTGATGGAGGATGACAATGTTAGAAAAACAGATAGAAAACAAGTTAACAAGGTCGGTTAAAAAGGCTGGTGGGATTGCACTTAAGTTCGTGTCCCCAAGTTTCGCCGGAATGCCCGACCGTTTAGTCTTACTACCTGATGGGGTGTGTGCTTTTGTGGAGCTTAAGGCTCCGGGAAAGACGCCACGCCCTCTTCAGATATCAAGGCACAAAATGCTGCGCTCACTTGGTTTTAAGGTTTATGTGATTGACAGTACAGAACAGATTGGAGGAATGCTTCATGAACTTCTCACCACATAATTATCAGGCCTATGCTATTGATTATATTGAAACACACCCTGTGGCTGCAGTTCTCCTCGATATGGGTCTTGGAAAAACCGTTATTTCATTGACTGCCATCGCAGATCTTCTATTTGACAGTTTTGAAGCACATCGTGTTTTAGTGGTAGCTCCACTTCGAGTAGCACGCGATACTTGGCCTGCTGAAATTAGTAAATGGGAACATCTGAAGAATCTCACATATGCTGTTGCTGTGGGCACGGTAAAGGAACGAAAAGCTGCATTAGCGGCGAATGCTGACATCACAATAATCAACAGAGAGAACTTAGGGTGGCTTATTGATAGCAGCGGTTTCGATTTTAATTACGATATGGTAATTATTGACGAGCTCTCTTCCTTCAAGAACCATACATCAAAACGCTTCCAGTCTCTTATGAAGGTGAGACCAAAGGTGAAAAGAATCATCGGACTTACCGGTACGCCTTCTTCAAACGGACTTATGGATTTGTGGGCAGAATTCAAGCTACTGGATTTTGGTGAACGTCTCGGTCGCTTCATTACCCACTACCGCAACAATTACTTCATTCCGGATAAGCGTAATGGTGAAATCATCTACTCTTATAAGCCAATGCCTTATGCCGAAGATGCAATCTACAGAAAAATATCAGATATCACGATTTCAATGAAATCTACTGACCATCTGCAAATGCCAGAACTGATTACATCTCAATATGAGGTTCAATTATCCGAGGATGAAGAAACACGATACGAAGAACTCAAAGCAGATTTCATATTAGAGCTTCCTGAAGGCGAAGTTACTGCTGCCAATGCCGCTTCTCTTACCGGAAAACTATCACAGCTTGCCAATGGTGCCATTTACGATGATGAAGGCAATATCGTAGAATTCCATGACCGAAAACTTGATGCCTTAGAGGATATTATCGAATCAGCAAATGGCAAACCTCTTCTGGTGGCCTACTGGTTCAAGCATGACCTACAAAGAATCAAAAAACGCTTTGATGTAAGAGAAATCAATACCAGCAAGGATATTATTGACTGGAATAATGGTAATATCCCGGTTGCAATAATACATCCTGCTTCTGCCGGCCACGGTCTCAATCTTCAAGCAGGTGGTTCCACTCTTGTATGGTTTGGATTGACATGGTCTTTGGAATTGTATCAACAGACCAACGCCCGTTTATGGAGACAAGGTCAAACATCCGGTACTGTGATAATCGAGCATATTATCACAAAAGGCACAATTGATGAACGTATCCTGAAGGCCTTATCTTTGAAGGAAGTTACACAGAACGCACTTATTGATGCGGTGAAAGCAAATCTATGACAAAAGGTGCCAATCCGAGGGAAATTCAATAATCCGGAGGTAAAGCATGAACGCAAAAGATTATTTATTACAAGCACGCTACCTTGATGAGCGTATAACATCAAAAACTCAGCAGATTGCTTCTTTAAACGACTTAGCAACAAGATGTACCAGCACATTTTCCGATATGCCAAGAAATCCAAATCGTGGTGATTCAAAAATCGAAGATTGTGTTATCAAGATAATTGAACTGGAAGAAAGCATCAAAAATGACATCGAAAAGTTGGTTGATTTAAAAAGTGAAATCATGGCCGTCATAAAGGCAGTGCCTAATGTGGAATATCAGACCCTTCTTGAAAAACGCTATCTCTGCTTCATTACGTGGGAGCAGATAGCTGTGGACATGAACTATTCCATGCAGCATATACACCGTATGCATAGCAATGCATTAAAAGAAATCGTTGTTCCAAACAAGGATGAGAGTTAATGTGATAGATTGAGAGTATTGCCCTGTGATAGTATTATAATAGCAAAAAAGAAAATCGCAGAAGCCTTGTGGGACACAAATCCTGCAGGGCTTTTCTTATGCCCACAAGGAGGTGTTTCAATTGCCAAGACGACCAAAAAGGCCTTGTTCCTATCCCGGCTGTCCCAATCTAACTGACGGTCGCTTCTGTGAGGAACACGCGAAGCTGGAAGCTAAACGCTACGAACGTTACGACCGCGACCCTGCTACCAAGAGACGTTATGGTAGAGCTTGGAAACGTATCCGTGACAGCTACGCTGCTTCCCATCCTATGTGTGAGGTCTGCCTTGAGAAAGGTGTGTACACACCAACCGAGGAGATACATCACATGAAGCCTTTGTCTCAGGGAGGAACTCATGATAGAGATAACTTAAAGGCTCTTTGCAAAGCCTGTCATGCAAGAATTCATGCGGAACACGGCGACCGCTGGCACAATAGCACTGACCGGTAGGGGGAGTCAAAATCTCTACAGCAAATCTTCCGTGGAACGGGCGTGGGGTCACACGCGCAAAGTCGCGTTTTCAAACGGGGTATATAGGCCCTGACGACAAGGAGGTGTATCTAATGGCTAAGGACGGTACCAACCGTGGCGGCGCTCGTGTAGGCGCTGGAGCCAAAAAGAAGCCCTTAGCTGACAAAATTGCTGAGGGTAATCCGGGTAAACGAAAGCTGACTGTCATCGAATTTGAGGATAACGCTACCGATTTAGAAGGTCAGCAAATGCCCAAGCCATCCAAGCTATTATCCGCCACTCAAAAAGACGGAAAGCCGCTGGTGGCTGAAGAAATATATAAAGCAACATGGGAGTGGCTGGCAGAACGCAAGTGTGCGACGCTGGTTTCTCCTCAGCTTCTGGAACGTTATGCAATGAGCGTGGCCAGATGGATTCAGTGTGAAGAAGCAATCTCCGACTTCGGATTTCTTGCCAAGCACCCTACTACGGGAAATGCCATCCAGTCTCCGTACGTAGCTATGAGTCAGAATTTTATGAGCCAGACCAACAGGCTCTGGATGGAGATATATCAAATCGTAAAAGAAAATTGTGCGACTAAGTATTCCGGCGAAACCCCTATGGATGATGCTATGGAACGCCTGCTTCGTGCAAGGAAAGGAAACTAATATGGATTTTTCTAAATTTATGATATTGCTAAAGCAGCATCGCAAATATTTAACCTTCCAACAGTTCAGAACACTCAAAGGCCAAGCCAGAGCTGGCGACGTAGATGCCGCTTTCAAGGGCTTACAGAAACTTCTGCAAAGGAGGAGTGCATCATGCTGATTGAAAAGAAAAATGTCACCGAGCTACTTCCTGCGGATTACAATCCCCGTAAGGATTTGAAACCCGGTGACGCTGAATATGAAAAATTAAAACGCTCCATTGAACAGTTTGGTTATGTGGAGCCTGTTATCTGGAACGCTACTACCGGATGCGTCGTTGGTGGTCATCAGCGACTTAAGGTTTTACAGGACATGGGCATGACGGAAGTTGACTGTGTTGTAGTAGAACTTGATATTGAACACGAAAAGGCTCTTAATGTGGCCCTCAATAAAATCAGCGGTGAATGGGACAACGATAAACTTGCTCTGTTAATTGCTGACTTGCAGGGTGCAGACTTTGATGTATCACTTACTGGCTTTGAGCCTGCTGAACTTGATGATTTATTCAAGGACTCTACCAAGGATAAAATCAAAGACGACGATTTTGATGTTGAGGCAGAACTTCAGAAGCCTACATTTTCTAAAACCGGCGACCTCTGGTGTCTTGGACAGCATCGCCTTTATTGTGGAGACAGCACAAAGCCAGAAAGTTATGAATTACTGATGGCTGGCAAGCAGGCCAATCTTGTAGTGACCGACCCTCCGTATAATGTCAATTACGAAGGAACTGCCGGTAAAATTCAGAACGATAATATGGACAATGATTCCTTTTATCAGTTCCTGCTTGATGCCTTCACCAATATGGCACAGAACATGGCTGATGATGCTTCTATTTATGTATTCCATGCTGATACTGAAGGCTTGAACTTTAGAAAAGCTTTTAATGATGCCGACTTCTATCTTTCCGGTTGCTGCATCTGGAAAAAGCCTTCACTGGTTCTCGGACGTTCTCCTTACCAGTGGCAGCACGAACCTTGCTTGTTCGGTTGGAAGAAATCCGGCAAACATCAATGGTACTCCGGAAGAAAAGAAACAACCATCTGGGAATTTGAAAAGCCTAAGAAAAATGCCGACCATCCTACCATGAAGCCAATTGCACTTATTGCATATCCAATCATGAACTCCAGCATGAGCAACTGCATCGTGCTTGACCCGTTTGGTGGTTCCGGCAGTACACTTATTGCCTGTGAACAAACTGGTCGTATCTGCCACACAATTGAATTAGATGAAAAATACGCAGACGTCATCGTAAAGCGCTACATTGAACAGGTAGGCTCTTCCGATGGCGTTTCTGTTATCCGTGATGGTCTTACTTATTCCTATGATGAGATAGCTGTTACAGAAGAAAACTCCGAAGTTTGATAGACAAAAATTACAATTACTAAAGGCGCATATTTGGTACATATATTCTGCCTGAATTGCTTGCTATTATGTGCTTTTAGAGTGATTAATGTAATACCAAAACATAAGGAGGTTTCCACTATGGAGATTAAATTCAACGTAACCGGCGCAGATAGAAAACAGCTGGTTAGTATTATTTCAGACGTAACCGGATGGAAAGCAGTTTACAAAGGTATGCCTTCTGCAGCCTACGCAGTAAACAACATCACAGTAACCAAGGATGGCACCTGCTGCTTTGATGAGCGCACTGATTATGACATCATTCATGAGGTATTAGAAGCAGCTGACAAGGCTGGCTTCAAATCCGAAAACGCCCCGGATGAACTTTTTGCAGAACCTACTACTGAGAAGTTGTTAAACCTTTATGACGAAGGACCCGGCTTTGTGGTGTCCATTCCACTGGATAAGGTTGCAGTCGGTAACCTTACCAACCTTCTGGATGCAAAAGCAAGCCTGATTAAAAAGGCACTTGGAATTACAGACCTTGGCTTCATCATTGAAAATGACAAAATAACTTTCCCTTGGTTCAAAAAAATCCCGGAGCCTGATGAAGCAACAGCCTACACTCAGTTCATTGCAGCCCTTTGCCAGATGAGCATCAACCAGAAGCGCATCAACAGCAAAGAAAAAGAAATAACCAATGAAAAATACACTTTCCGCTGTTTCTTACTTCGCCTTGGATTTATCGGTGACGAGTATAAGAAAAGTCGCCAGATTCTCTTGAAGAACCTTTCTGGAAGCTCAGCTTTCAAAACCAGCGGCATAAAGGAGGTATCAAACGATGAGATTTCCGAATGAAGCGATTGTTAACAGACTGCGCCAGACCTATCCGGCTGGCACACGCGTTGAGCTTGTTCAAATGGATGATGTGCAGGCTCCGCCAATTGGAACTCGTGGTACGGTTTACGGTGTAGACGATACCGGTAGCATTATGGTTCATTGGGACAACGGTTCAGGCCTAAATGTAATTTATGGCAAAGACTGCTGCAGAATTGTAAAAGATGAACCTCGTGACAGCGAAGATTAAAAAACATATATTGCACACTTTCCTTCTCGAAATACCTGCAATCTTTGGTACATATATGACTCAAATTAGCTTGCTATTATGTGCTTTTAGAGTGATATATAGTACTACCGAAAGGGAAATACACATTTTTAGGAGGAACCTACCATGAAAAGAATCGAAATTTTAGACAAGGCCGCAGAAACAGGAGCACGCTTCAAAGACATTGACATCAACCCAACCTTCGGTGCAGCCTACTTCTACAGCGTAGACGCTGGAAACGAACTCATCAACTTCGCCGAAGTCATCTGGGATTACGACATCGACCCAATCCTTGAAAACTGCAAGCGCCTCGGAATTACCGAGTTCACCATTAGCTCAACCTTCTCAAGTCTTATCACAACAATCGCAGAGCTTCAGAAACGCGGATGCACGCTTGACGGACTTACCGAAATCAACAGCCGCTACGACGACTTGAGAACAGGCGAGAAAGAACGCATTCCTGCTTTCAAGATGAGCATTGCAAAGTAAGGAGGCGGTTATAATGTGGCACGAAGGAACCATTGGAATTCCAAAAGGCGAAAAGTACACTATCGCCCATTACTGGTTAAAGGTCTTTAATGAACCAAGTGAAAAATACGGTATCAATGGCGGTAAGATTTCCAAACTCTCCATCAAAATAGACGGTAAGTACACCGCAAATTATGACAGAGGCTGGGATATCGAACCTGCTGAGGATGACGAGGCGACACAGCTTGCCTACTGCATCCTCTTAACGGAATACAACTAATCAACAGAAATACAATATTCCCGAATGCGGAAGCCTGATGGCTTCTGTATCTCGTTACAGACGGTCGCAGAGATGCGGCTTATTTTTATGTTACAAGGAGGTGCAAATCTTGAAAAAACTGAAAAACTATAAACCTACCAAGTTCAAAGCCTCGGACTCTAAATATGATAAAGCTGCTGCCGATTACGCAGTAAACTTCATTGAATGCTTATGTCACACCAAAGGAACATGGGCCGGTAAGCCCTTTGAGCTTATCGATTGGCAGGAACAGATTATCCGTGACATCTTCGGGACCTTGAAACCTAATGGATATCGCCAGTTCAATACAGCATATGTTGAAATTCCAAAGAAAATGGGGAAATCAGAGCTTGCCGCTGCTGTCGCCCTTCTGCTTACCTGCGGTGATGGCGAAGAACGTGCAGAGGTTTATGGGTGCGCCGCTGACCGCCAACAGGCAACGATTGTATTTGACGTTGCTGCAGATATGGTGCGTATGTGTCCGGCGCTAAATAAAAGAGTAAAAATATTAGTTTCTCAAAAACGTATCGTATATCAACCTACCAACAGCTTCTATCAGGTACTTTCTGCTGAAGCTTACTCTAAGCATGGATTTAATATCCATGGTGTTGTGTTTGATGAGCTCCATACTCAGCCTAATAGAAAGCTCTTTGATGTAATGACCAAAGGTTCCGGCGATGCTCGTATGCAACCGCTTTACTTCCTGATTACAACAGCAGGAACTGATACAAACAGCATCTGCTATGAAACCCATCAAAAAGCAAAGGATATTCTTGAGGGCAGAAAAATCGACCCTACCTTTTATCCTGTTATCTATGGTGCCGATGAAACCGACGACTGGACAGACCCAAAAGTCTGGAAAAAAGCAAATCCATCCCTTGGTATTACGGTTGGTATCGATAAAGTAAAAGCTGCTTGTGAATCAGCCAAGCAAAACCCCGGTGAGGAAAACTCCTTCAGGCAGCTAAGACTGAATCAATGGGTAAAACAAGCAGTCAGATGGATGCCAATGGAAAAATGGGATAACTGCTCCTTCCGTGTTAATGAAGATAACCTTGAAGGTCGTGTCTGTTATGGCGGTTTGGACTTATCTTCCACAACAGATATTACAGCCTTTGTGCTGGTATTTCCTCCGCAGGATGATGACGACAAATATGTTATTCTTCCTTACTTCTGGGTACCGGAAGATACTCTTGACCTTCGTGTAAGACGAGACCACGTCCCGTATGACGTCTGGGAACGACAAGGTTTCCTGCAAACCACAGAAGGAAATGTTGTTCATTATGGTTATATAGAAAAGTTCATCGAGCGTCTTGGTGAACGCTTCAACATCAGAGAAATTGCCTTTGACCGCTGGGGTGCTGTTCAAATGGTTCAGAACCTTGAGAATATGGGCTTCACTGTTGTTCCATTTGGTCAGGGCTTCAAAGATATGTCGCCACCTACCAAAGAGCTGATGAAACTTACACTTGAAGAAAAACTGGCCCACGGTGGTCATCCAGTGCTTCGCTGGATGATGGATAACATCTATATCCGTACTGACCCAGCCGGCAATATAAAAGCTGATAAAGAAAAATCCACAGAGAAAATCGATGGTGCTATCGCTACCATCATGGGGCTTGACCGTGCCATTCGCTGTGGTAATGATTCCGGTGCTTCTGTTTATGACAACAGAGGCATTTTGTTTGTCTGAAAGGGGGCGCATGAAATATGAGTATATTTTCCGGTTTATTTAGGTCAAGAGATAAGCCTACCAACAGCACAAACGGAAATGGCTATCGTTTTCTCTTTGGTGGAAGTACCTCTGGAAAATCAGTCAATGAACACTCTGCTATGCAAATGACTGCAGTATATGCCTGCGTGCGTATTCTTTCAGAATCCATTGCCGGTCTCCCAGTTCATCTCTACCAATACAAAGAAGGTGGCAGTAAGGAAAAAGCTTTGGAACATCCACTTTATAAGATACTACACGATGAGCCAAATCCTGAAATGACTTCCTTTGTATTCAGAGAAACGCTTATGACTCATCTACTTTTGTGGGGAAATGCCTATGCGCAAATAATCCGAAATGGCAAAGGTCAAGTCGTAGGTTTGTATCCTTTAATGCCTAACCGAATGAGAGTTGATAGAGACGAACACGGCCATCTTTACTATCAGTATCAGATGCAGGATTCCGACGCGCCAACTATGAAAAATGGAACAGTTAATCTAACCCCTTCTGATGTACTCCATATACCGGGACTTGGTTTTGATGGTTTGGTTGGATATTCTCCAATCGCTATGGCCAAGAATGCAATCGGTATGGCAATTGCCTGTGAAGAATATGGTGCAAAGTTCTTTGCTAATGGTGCAACGCCGGGAGGACTTTTGGAATTTCCAGGTACCGTAAAGAACCCCGACGCAATCCGAGAAAGCTGGAATAAGGGCTTTTCAGGAGGTAATTCTCATAAAGTTGCAATCTTGGAAGAAGGTATGCACTACACACCTATTTCCATATCTCCAGAACAAGCACAGTTTTTGGAAACGAGAAAATTTCAGATTGATGAAATAGCTCGAATTTTCAGAGTGCCCCCTCATATGGTCGGCGATTTGGAGAAATCGAGCTTTTCTAATATTGAGCAGCAATCATTGGAGTTTGTGAAGTACACCTTAGAGCCTTGGATAGTTCGCTGGGAACAATCCCTGAACCGTGCTTTACTTTCTGATTCCGAGAAAGCTACTTATTTTGTCAAGTTCAATGTTGATGGCTTGCTTCGTGGTGATTATCAAAGCCGAATGAACGGTTACGCCACTGCAAGACAGAATGGCTGGATGTCCGCAAACGATATCCGTGAGCTTGAAAACTTAGACCGCATTTCACCTGAACTTGGTGGTGACTTATACCTCATCAATGGAAATATGACCAAATTAGAAGATGCAGGTATTTTTGCAGCGACCACTGCTGCTGGAAAGGAGGAAGGTTCCAATGAAGAAGTTTTGGAAGTGGAAAAACAAGACAGTGACGAATCAGGAGACTCAGGAAACAACGATGGAGAGAACTCTGTTTCTAAACGGAACAATCGCCGAAGAAAGCTGGTTTGACGATGATGTAACACCTCAGCTATTTAAGGATGAGTTGCTTTCCGGCAGCGGTGACATCACAGTGTGGATTAATTCTCCAGGTGGTGACTGTGTGGCCGCAGCTCAGATTTACAACATGCTTATGGATTACAAAGGCAATGTCACTATCAAAATTGACGGTATTGCTGCTTCTGCCGCATCCGTCATCGCTATGGCAGGAACTAAGGTAATCGTATCTCCGGTTTCAATGATGATGATACACAATCCTATGACTACTGCTTTTGGTAATGCTACTGAGATGGAAAAGGCAATCGCAATGCTGGATGAAGTAAAAGAATCCATCATCAATGCCTATGAAATCAAAACCGGCATGAGCCGAGCTAAGCTTTCTCATCTTATGGATGCAGAAACTTGGATGAACGCAAATATGGCTGTAGAACTTGGCTTTGCAGATGAAATCATGCAGCGAAGTGCAGAGGATGAAGAAATGCCTCAGCAGGCTGTTGCTGCTTCTTACTCTCGTGCTGCTGTCACAAATTCCCTTATGGAAAAGCTCTCAGCCAAATGCAAAATCGACGCCAACCCCGTCAAAACAGAACCTACAGGTCGCTCTGTTGATTCTCTTATGGAGCACCTTAACACAATCAAAAAATATATTTAATGGAGGTAACTAACCATGACTATTATGGAACTTCGCGAAAAACGCAATAAAGCTCTGGATGCAGCTAAAGCATTCCTTGAATCTCATCGTACTGACAAGGGAGTTCTCTCCGTGGAGGACGATGCAACTTACACAAAGATGGAAGCAAACATCGATGCTCTTACCAATGAAATCCATCGCCTTGAACGTCAGGAACAGCGTGAAGCTGAAATGAACAAGCCTATCAATACTCCTCTCACTTCTAAACCTTCTGGCAGCATGGCTCCTGAAAAGAAAGGTCGTGCCTCTGATGCGTACAAGGAAGGTATGCTTACAGCACTTCGTACCAACTTCCGTCAGGTATCTAATATCCTTCAGGAAGGTATTGATGCTGATGGTGGTTATCTTGTTCCCGAAGAATATGACAACCGCTTGATTAAAGTTCTTAATGATGAGAATATCATGCGTAAGCTCGGCCATAAGATTACTACTTCCGGCGACCACAAAATCAACATTGCTTCTACCGAGCCTGCTGCTGCATGGATTGAAGAAGGCGATGCACTTCAGTTCTCCGATGCACAGTTCTCTCAGATTTTACTTGATGCCCACAAGCTTCATGTAGCAATCAAAGTTACTGAGGAACTTCTTTATGACAGCGCCTTTAATCTTGAAAACTACATCATTGATGAGTTTGGTAAGGCACTTTCCAATGCTGAGGAGGATGCATTTCTTAATGGTACCGGTGTAGGCCAGCCTCTTGGTCTTTTCGCAGCTACTGGCGGTGGAACTGTCTATAAGACTGTAACAAAGCTTACTGCTGACGACATTATGAACCTTGTTTATGCACTTAAGCGTCCTTACCGAAAAAACTCTGCATTCATCATGAATGACCAGACAATTGCTACTATTCGTACCTTTAAGGACAACAATGGGGCATACATGTGGCAGCCTTCTTATCAGGCAGGTGAACCTGACAAGTTACTCGGCTATCCTGTTTATACCTCTCCTTTTGCTCCTACAGATGCGATTGCTTTTGGTGATTACAGCTACTACAACATTGGCGACCGTGGTACTCGTTCCTTCAAGCAGCTTACTGAGCTTTTTGCCGGAAACGGTATGATTGGATTCGTTGCCAAGGAGCGCGTTGATGGTAAACTTATCCTTCCTGAAACAGTTCAGATTTTAAAGGTCAGCAGTACCTCAACTACTAAGGCCTAAGCGTAACACTGGCGGTGCCATCAACTTTGGTGGCATCGCTTTTATGATTGGAGGCGATGAGCAATGCTCGTAACACTGGAAGAAATGAAAAATTATCTGCGAGTGGATTTTGATGATGACGATGCGCTCATCGGCGCTCTCATCACTTCCGCTCAGCGTATCTGCATGGATGTTATCCGTACTGAGGACACCGAAGTTTTCTATGCCTGTGAAAATGCTAAAACTGCTGTCATGTACACAGTTGCCTATATGTATGAACACAGAGAGGAAGCTGACCATCACGCATTAACCCTTACACTCCGCTCACTGTTATTCGGTGCTCGAAAGGAGGCGTTCTGATGGACATTGGACTTCTGAGTACCTTAATCATAAAAACGCGTGGATTCCTTACTATCATTGTCATGCAACAGTAAGCTCTGAAGCAGGAAAAGAAAATACAGATGCTGGTCTTGTAATTGATAATTCTAAAATTGATTTCACAATTCGCTGGTGCAAAAAAGCTGCTGCCATTGACTCTACCCATTACAGAGTGGAGTTTAATGGTGAACTTTATGATATCAAAACTGTCGACCACATGAACTTCAAGCGTAAATGCATCAAATTATCCTGTGAGAAAGTGAGGCAATAAATATGGCTTCTGACAGAATATCAATTGACCAGATGGCTTCTGTTATCATGGAAGGCTTGCAGGATTACGCTGACCTTGCCACCGACGACTTGAAAGCTGCAGTTAAGAAAGCTGGTACCACAGTTAGGAAACAGATTCAGGCTACCGCCCCGTCTGACACTGGAAAATATGCGAAAAGCTGGTCTGTAAAAAAGACCAAGGAAACCTCAAACTCTCTGGAAGTGACTGTTTACTCAAAAAATCGTTATCAGCTGGCCCACTTGCTTGAATTCGGGCATGCCAAACGTGGCGGAGGTCGTGTTGCTGGCAGAGCGCATATTGCTCCGGCCGAACAAGCTGGCATAGAGGAACTTGAAAAAGAAATCGAGAGGAGCCTGAAATAATGGATAATATCATAAAACTACTTCAGGAGATGAGGTTGCCCTTTGCTTATGACCATTTTGCTGAAGGTGAATCTCCTGACCCACCATTTATCTGTTATCTCATTCCCGGTAGTAACAACTTCGCTGCCGATGGAATTGCATATTTCAAGATAAATCAAATTCATATTGAGCTGTACACCGATTGCAAGGACCCTGCACTGGAAAACAGCATCGAAACCGTGATGGATAGTCACGGTATTTTTTATATCAAATCAGAAACATGGATTGAGAGCGAAAAGCTCTATGAAGTCCTATACACATTTGAAATGGAGGTAATTAACAATGGCTGATAAGAATAACAAGGTCAAATACAACCTTAAAAATGCTCATTATGCTTTGCTTTCTATCGCAGAAGATGGAACCGTTTCTTATGGCACTCCTGTTGCCATGCCGGGTTCTGTTTCTATCTCATTGGACGCAAACGGTGAGCCTGAAAACTTCTATGCCGATGGCGTAGCTTATTACGTTATCAACAACAATATGGGCTATGACGGAGACTTGGAGCTTGCTCTTATTCCTGAGTCGTTCCGTACTGATGTACTTAAAGAAGAGCTGGATGCCAATGGCGTACTTATTGAAAACTCGGAAGTTGAACTTGCTTCTTTTGCATTACTTTTTGAGTTTGATGGCGACCAGAAGCATATCCGTCATGTCATGTATAACTGTTCTGCGTCTCGTCCGGGTATTGAAGGCAATACCAATGAGGACAGCAAAGAAGTACAGACTGAAACACTTTCTATCAAGGCTACTCCTCTTGCTAATGGAATGGTAAAAGCTAAGACCGGAAACACCACGGACTCAACTGTATATGCAGACTGGTATAAGGCTGTTTATATGCCTTCTGTCGCAAATACTGAAGGAGGTATCGGCTAATGAGTATGACACAGAAAATTGAGATTGATGGTAAAGAGGTTCCTTTCAGGGCCTCTGCCGCCATTCCTCGTATTTATCGTATGAAATTTCACAGGGATATTTACAAAGACCTGCACGAACTTGAAAAAAGTATTGGTGATGGCAATCCTGAAAACTCCTCTCTGGATATGTTCTCCTTAGAGATGTTTGAAAATATCGCCTATATCATGGCAAAGCACGCAGATGCTTCTATTCCTGACAATCCGGAAGACTGGCTGGATGAGTTTAATACTTTCTCTATCTATCAGGTCCTTCCGCAGCTTATCCAACTCTGGGGACTGAATACTCAGACTGAAGTTGAATCTAAAAAAAACTTCGCGCAACTGACCGCGAAATGACAACACCCCTATTTCTGCTTCGCTGCGTACAGCTCGGATTATCCATTCGAGACCTTGACCTTTTAACAATCGGCATGGTCAATGACATGTTCGCAGAAAGCAGGAATGATGATTACAAATACGCTACTCTTGCTACGCAGGAGGATTTCGACAAATTCTAATGGAAGGAGGTACCCCACATGGCTGCAAGTAGAATTAAAGGAATTACTGTTGAAATCGGTGGTGATACTACCAAACTACAGACCGCCTTAAAGGGCGTTAACTCTTCCATCAAGGATACTCAATCGCAGTTAAAAGATGTTGAAAAGCTGCTAAAGCTCGACCCCGGAAATACAGAACTGTTAGCACAAAAGCAAAAGTTACTGGCTGATGCAGTCAAAGGAACCAAGGAAAAGCTGGAAACCTTAAAGACTGCAGCGGA